TGAACTTCAATCCACATGATTATCAGGACTATGCCATCCGCTATATTGAAAAACACCCTGTGGCCGCAGTCCTTTTAGATATGGGACTTGGAAAGACGATCATCAGTCTGACGGCAGTATATGACCTGTTGTTTGACAGCTTCGAAGTGCATCGCGCTTTAGTGGTAGCTCCCTTAAGAGTCGCCCGCGATACATGGCCAGCAGAAATCCAGAAATGGGAGCACCTTGCCGGTCTAACCTATGCGGTCGCAGTCGGGACACCGAAGGAGCGAAAAGCCGCTCTCATGCAGCAAGCGGATATCACGATCATCAACCGTGAGAACCTGCAGTGGCTCATTGACGAGTCCGACTTTCCCTTTGACTTCGATATGGTGATTATCGATGAGCTGTCGTCCTTCAAAAATCATAAATCCAAGCGATTCAAGTCGCTGATGAAGGTACGGCCACGGATTCACCGGATTATCGGCCTGACCGGCACTCCTTCCTCCAACGGTCTCATGGATCTGTGGGCAGAGTTTAAAGTGCTGGATATGGGCGAGCGCCTCGGACGCTTTATCACGCAGTACCGGACAAATTACTTCATGCCAGACAAGAGAAATGGCGAGATCATCTACTCCTATAAGCCACTGCCCTATGCGGAGGACGCCATCTATCGGAGGATTTCGGATATCACGATTTCCATGAAATCTACCGACCATCTGAAGATGCCGGAGCTGGTTTCAACAGAATATGAAGTGCAGCTTTCCGATTCCGAGCGCAGCCGTTATGATGATTTGAAACAGGAGCTCATATTGCAGCTCCCTGATGGTGAGGTGACTGCTGCCAATGCCGCGTCACTTACGGGCAAGCTCTCCCAGCTTGCGAACGGTGCCATATATGCCGATACCGGTGAGGTCATCGAGTTCCACGATAGGAAGCTGGACGCTTTGGAGGATATTATCGAGGCCGCCAATGAAAAACCGCTCCTTGTGGCCTACTGGTTCCGGCATGACCTTAGCCGCATCAAGAACCGCTTCAATGTCCGGGAGATCAAGACCAGCCGCGATATTGCTGACTGGAATGCGGGAAAGATTCCTGTAGCAGTCATCCATCCGGCCTCTGCCGGTCACGGTTTGAACCTTCAGGCCGGAGGCTCCACCCTTGTGTGGTTCGGCCTTACATGGTCTCTGGAATTATATCAGCAGACCAACGCCCGTCTCTGGCGGCAAGGTCAAGAATCCGGCACTGTCGTGATCCAACACATTATTACCAAGGGCACCATCGACGAAAGGATCGTAAAGGCGCTATCCAAGAAAGAAATGACGCAGACCGCACTGATTGATGCAGTCAAGGCTGACCTTGAGGTGGTGTGATGGCCGATCCTTATGAAAATCTCGCCAACGCCATCGTGCTACAGGCAGTAAAGGATTACCGGGACGCCCTGAAGCGCCTGAAAAAGAAGCCCGGTAATCAAACTGCCATGTTGGACGCAATGGAATGTGAACGGTTCTTCCGCTCCGGCTGGTACAAGACCTTAACAAGTGTAGACGGCGAGTATCTCATACAAAAACTACGAGAGGAGGCGAAGCCCTTATGACAGTAAAAGAATATCTCCATCAGGCCTACCGCCTTGATCAGAGAATCAAGTCCGACACGATAGAAGCACAAAACCTGCGTGAGATGGCAGGCAGCGTGTCGGCTATCCAATATGATAAAGACCGCGTGCAAACATCACGAAATACGGAAGCTCCCTTTGTCCGGACGCTTGAGAAACTGTGGACACTGGAAAAGAAAATCGCCGGTGAGCTGGAAATGCTATCAGACCTCAAGAAACAGATACGGGAGGTCATTGAGGCAGTTCCTGATACCGACGAGCGCATGGTACTCAAGTACCGGTACATCCATAACTATACATGGGAGCAAATCGGGGTGGAGCTCTGTGCAGATGCCCGTACCATTCGCCGCTGGCATGGCAAGGCGCTTCTTCATGTGACGCTTCCGGATGATCCGATTATCATTTGAAATGCGCCCGAAATGTCCTGCTTTGTCCTAAGATGTCCACCCGTCCTTTATGATAGTATATAATCAGCAAAACAGAATAAAGAACAGCTGCACACGCAGCACACGAGCCTTGCGGGAACACCCTGCAGGGCTTTCTTTATGCCCTGAAAGGAGGCACGGCTTATGCCAAGAAAACCACAACGACCGTGCCGCTATCCCGGATGTCCACACCTTACGGACGGCGTTTATTGTGAAGAGCACGCAAAGATCATGGATCAACACTACGAGAAGTTCCAGCGTGGCTACTCTACCGGCAAACGCTACGGCAGAGCATGGAAACGAATCCGTGACCGCTACGTTCACAAGCACCCGCTTTGTGAGCAGTGCTTAAAGGAAGGACGCTACGTCGCGGTCGAGGAAGTCCACCACATCGTGCCGCTTGCTGACGGAGGATCGAATGACGAGTCCAACCTTATGAGTCTTTGTCGTTCGTGTCACGAGAAGATTCACCGCGAGCGCGGCGACCGGTAGGGCGGTCAAAATCTCTACGACCCTTTTCCCCGGAAAACGGCGCGGGGTCTTTTACGCAAAAATTGCAATTCAAACAGGGTATTAAACCCTGCACCACAGAAATGGAAGTGATCGACATGGCGAAAGACGGAACCTATCGCGGCGGGCGGCGTGTCAAAGCTGGCTCCAAGCCGGACGCCCTCGCCGACAAAATTATGAAAGGCGCACCTGCAAAGCGTATGGAGCTGCCGGACTTCACTGACGACATGACCGACTTCGATGTTGACGACATCGGTGACGGCGTGGAGCTGGAAGGCATGGATATGCCAAGCCCGGATGATTACCTCTCTGCTCTTCAGAAGGACGGTAAGCCCCTCGGTGCAGATGAAATCTATAAGGAAACATGGCTGTGGCTCAAGGAGCGCGGCTGCGAGAGGCTGGTAAACAAGCGCCTGCTTGAAAGCTACTCTGAGGCCTTTGCCCGGTATATCCAGTGCTCCGAAGCTGTCAGCAAATACGGCATGCTCGGAAAGCACCCGACCACCGGCGCTGCAATTGCGAGCCCATTCACACAGCTTTTGATGAATTTTCAGAAGCAGGCCAACCTGCTCTGGTATGAGATTTACGACATTGTGAAGCAAAACTGCACCGAGCCATTTGAAGGTAGTCCGCAGGACAGCGTGATGGAGCAGCTGCTTCGAAGCAGGAGGAATATGTAAATGAACACACAGAAATTAGAACAGGTACCTATTGATAAACTGGTGCCCTACGCCCGGAATGCCCGGACACATAGCAAGGAGCAGATCGCACAGCTCCGGGCTTCTCTCAGGGAGTTCGGCTTTGTGAGTCCTGCTGTCATTGATGCGGACTATAACATCCTCGTCGGCCACGGTCGCATTACGGCTGCCCGCGAGGAAGGATATGAAACCGTGCCCTGCGTCTTTGCAGAAAACCTGACGGAAGCACAAAAGCGTGCGTATATCCTTGCGGATAATCAGCTGGCGCTCAACGCAGGCTGGGATGAGGAAATGCTGTCGGTCGAATTGTCTGATCTGCAGGATCAGTCCTTTGACCTATCTCTCCTCGGCTTTGATGCCGGTGAGCTGGATAAACTGCTCGGCACCGGAAGCGAAAAGGACATCGCCGATGATGATTTTGACCTCACCGCTGCCCTTGAGAAAGCTTCCTTCGTAGAGCCCGGCGACATCTGGACGGTTGGCAAGCATAGAGTCATGTGTGGAGATGCCACCTCTCCGGAAGATGTGGAAAAGCTCATGGACGGCAAGAATGCAAACCTTGTTCTGACCGATCCGCCCTACGGCGTATCCTTCAAAGCCTCGGATGGTCTTACGATCAAGAACGACTCTCTCAAGGGCGAGGAATTTTACAAGTTCCTGCTGGCAGCGTTTAAGAACATGGCTGACCACCTCGAAAAAGGCGGAGCCGCTTACTGCTTCCACGCGGATACTGAAGGGCTCACTTTCCGAAAGGCATTCATTGACGCAGGTTTCCATCTCGCCGGTGTGTGTATCTGGGTAAAGAACAGCCTCGTGCTCGGTCGATCCGATTATCAATGGCAGCATGAACCTGTGCTCTATGGTTTTTTGCAAAACGGCAAGCACCCGTGGTATTCCGACCGCAAGCAGACCACCATCTGGAACTACGATAAACCAAAGCGCAATAAGGATCACCCGACCAGCAAGCCGCTGGATCTTCTGGGCTATCCCATCCAGAACTCCTCTCAGGAAAATTCTGTAGTTATTGATACCTTCGGCGGCTCCGGTTCCACACTGATGGCCTGCGAGCAGCTGAACCGCGTCTGTTACATGATGGAGCTCGATCCGAAATACGCCTCTGTCATCCTTCGCCGTTACGTGGAGGATACCGGCGATGAGGAAAATGTGTATGTAATAAGGAACGGCGAAAAGCTCCTCTATTCCGCTCTGGCAAAGGAAGTCGAGACTTCTCCGACGGCGGGTGTATAATACACAATTTCTGCCCGGATTCTTCGGCAATTTTCTACCTCAGAAAATGTCGGAAATCGCTTGATAAATAAGGCTTTCAGAGTGATGTATATACATGCCAAAAGGCACAGCCTAAAACCTTAATTTCACAAAGGAGGAACACACTCATGAAAGCAAATTACAACGTAACCGGAAACGACAGAAAAGCATTGGTCGCAGCCATCGAAAACCTCACCGGCGACAAGGCGATCTACATGCGTATGCCGACCTGCGCTTACGAGATCGGCGACGTCACGGTCGACAAGGAAGGCAGCGTAACCTGCGAGGACGCAGACAAGCTGGAGCGCATCATCCACAGCCTGATCGCGGATGGCTTCACACCGGAGGATACCGAAGAGATCGAAAGCGACGATGAAGCCACTGGCCTTACAGTCAGCCTCCCGATCGACAAGGTGGCGGTCGGAAACCTCACCAACCTCCTCACAGCCAAGGAAAGCCTCATCAAGAAGGCACTCGGCATTGACGACCTTGGCATCGAGGTCACAGAGGATACGGTCAGCTTTCCTTGGTTTACTGAGATGCCGGAGCCGGACGTGGTCAAGGCCTACACCCACTTCATTGCATCCCTTGGCAAGATGAGCCGGGATTTGAAGCGCATCAGTGCCACTGAAAAGGAAGTTGACAACGAGAAGTACGCATTCCGCTGCTTTCTCCTGCGGCTTGGCTTCATCGGAAACGAATATAAGGCAGAGCGCACAATTCTCCTTAAGAACCTCTCCGGCAACTCCAGCTGGAAGAACGGCGCACCGGAAAAGGAGGTGGCAGCATGCGAATGA